GGACTTACGTCATTAAACAACTGCCACTACCGGTTTACATACATCGGTTGCGCCGGAAAGCACACAACCAATGGGAAATCGTAACGCACAAAAATTATTGAGAAATAGGACATAAAGAAACATAAAAATTCATATATATATATATACATACACATACAACCTACAAAAATGCTCAAAAATGTGACTAACTAAAATATTTCATAGAAGAAAAGCACCTATACATAATCTGGATAATCATAGTCAACGTGCATAACGCGACGTCCCAAGCGTGTTGGTATGAATTGACCTACACGTAAGTGACCAACTTCATGCACGAACTCAAGAACCTCGGCTCTTGTTAGCCCGTATCGATTGAGGAAACCTTGATCCACATTGGTCTGAAAATTGACCAACTCACCACCACTTTCCAACATTTTCCTAGAGCCATTAATGGCCTCACCCTTCACAGAGTGGGTACCTGGGAAACGTGTTCTCAGAGCGGTAAGTGCTTCATATGTGGGTTCGTTTTTTAACCCCAAAATAACGGACCCCAAGAATCTATCCATGCGTTCCGACCACGGCATGGAATTGAACTGAACATCCGACACACCTAGCATTAGAGCAACCAGGTCATCGTTGACAGCGCCAAAATTCTTGAGTACTGACCCGAAACAGAGGGAAACAATCATACCGTCAGGTGTCATAGTGCCATAATGTTTGAGAAACGTCACTTGCTCAAACAATTCACAATACTTGACAGTAACCTTGTGACCATTCAATAGTGCACCTTTACGTATACAATGTGTCTCGTACTCGACCATGTCTAGCTTAGCCCCATAGCCATAAGCCCAGACATGGAATGTATACAACAAGTTAATCAAGCTACCTGTGTGATTCAACACTGTCGTTAAAACACTACCAGACCCTTCGAACGGACAAGAGAATTGTATATCAAAAAACTCTTCCGGGTGGGCTGGATTTGTCGCTCGAATAGGTAACATGCACTGTTCCATTAAACCCTCTGCTTCTTCTCCACAAAATTCACGCAACGCAAGATAGGTGGCGTAAAAGGTGCAGAGACCCTGTCTAGAGTCATTCGATGACACATCGACCTCATACATACGACCCTCGAA